CAGCGCCAACAGCGAGGCGCAGTTGCGCAGCGTCACCTGGGGCGAACTGACCAAGTGGACGGCGATGATTATCAACAGCCACTGGTGGGAGATCAGCGCGACCAAGCTGGTCCCGGCGCAGTGGCTGACGACGCTGGTGGAGCGCGACCTGAAGAAGGGGACGCGCTACTGGGCGGCAGAGGGCAAGCTGTGGTCGGAAGAGAACCCGGACAGCTACGCGGGCGTCCACAACCACGACGGTATGCTGTTGATCTTCGACGAGGCGTCGGGGGTCCCGGACACGATCTGGTCGGTCGCGGCTGGCTTCTTTACGGAGAACATCGTCGATAGGTACTGGTTCGCCTTCAGCAACCCACGGCGCAATACGGGGTACTTCTACGAGTGCTTCAACGCCAAGCGGGACTTCTGGGCGTCGCGCAACATCGACGCCAGGACGGTCGAGGGCACCGACAAGAACATCTACGCGCAGATCATCGAGGAGTACGGCGAGGACAGCCGCGAGGCGCGGATCGAGGTCTACGGGGAGTTCCCCAGCCAGGGCGACGATCAGTTCATCAGCCCGCAACTGGTCAACGACGCCTTCGAGCGCAAGTCGTACAAGGACCCCGGAGCGCCCATCGTCATCGGCGTGGACCCGGCCCGCAGCGGCGCGGACTCGACGGTGATCGCGGTGCGGCAAGGGCGCGACCTGATCGCGCTGAAGCGTCACCACGGCGACGACACCATGACGGTCGTGGGGCACGTCATCGAGGCCATCGAAGAGTACAAGCCCGCGCTGACGGTCATTGACGAGGGCGGACTGGGGTACGGCATCCTGGACCGGCTGACCGAGCAGCGGTACAAGGTCAGGGGCGTGAACTTCGGCTGGAAGGCCAAGAATCCGATCATGTGGGGCAACAAGCGGGCGGAACTGTGGGGTGCGATGCGCGAATGGCTCAAGACCGCTGCCGTGCCGCCCGACAAACGGCTCAAGATCGACCTCACCGGCCCCAAAACCAAGCCCGACAGCAGCGGCACGCTGTTCCTGGAGGCGAAAAAGGACATGCTGAAGCGCGGTTTGGCCTCGCCAGACGCCGCCGACGCGATTGCAGTCACTTTTGCATACCCCTTGGCGCATAGAGAGTACAATCCGAAGCCAAAACGGGTCGTTGCCTACCAAGGCAGCGCCGCCGCGAACTCCTGGATGGGGGCCTGATGGCGAAGAAATCGGTCTCGCTGAGCGTCGGACGGGGCGAGAAGCAGTCCACCAAAGAGGGCGCGGGGCTGACCGCCAAGGGGCGAGCGAAGTACAACCGCGAAACGGGCAGCAACCTCAAGGCGCCAGCGCCCAACCCCAAGACGGAAGCCGACAAGGGCCGCAAAGCGAGCTTTTGCGCCCGCATGGAAGGGGTGGTGAAGAACGCCAAAGGCGATGCGCCAAGGGCCAAAGCGTCTCTTAAACGATGGAAGTGCTGACCATGCCAAGCAAACCCGGCTTGTACGCCAATATCCACGCTAAACGCGAGCGCATCGCGGCGGGATCCGGCGAAAAGATGCGTAAACCCGGCACCAAGGGCTCTCCGACGGCCAAAGACTTCAAAGACAGCGCCAAAACGGCCAAAAAGGGCAAATGACATGCCGCTGACTAAATCCGCTAGCAAAACTGCGTTCAAAAAGAACGTAAAAGCCGAAATTGCCGCTGGAAAACCGCAAAAACAGGCGGTAGCGATCAGTTACGCAGTGCAACGCAAGGCGCAAGGCAAGAAAAAATGACGAAAGAAGAACGTCTGGCTCAAATGCGCTCGCGCCTGCGGGTGGCGCTGTCGGCGTACTCGGAAAGTCGCTCGAATGAGCTTGACGACCTCAAGTTTCTTGCCGGATCGCCGGACAACCAGTGGCAGTGGCCCGCCGACGTGCTGCAAACGCGGGGTGCAATCCAAGGCCAGACGATCAACGCCCGCCCGTGCCTGACGATCAACAAGCTGCCGCAGCACGTCAAGCAGGTGACCAACGACCAGCGGCAGAACCGCCCGAGCGGCAAGGTCATCCCCGCAGACGACAAAGCAGACCCTGAAGTCGCCGAGATCTTTGACGGTATTGTACGCCATATCGAGTACATGTCGGACGCCGACGTGGCCTACGACACCGCCTGCGAGAATCAGGTGACGTATGGCGAGGGCTACATCCGCATCTTGACCGAGTACTGCGACGACAACACGTTCGATCAGGACATTCGCATCGGGCGGGTGCGCAACTCGTTCAGCGTCTTCATGGACCCGCTGATCCAGGACCCCTGCGGCGCGGACGCAAACTGGTGCTTTATCACCGAGGACCTGCCAAAAGAGGAGTTCGAGCGGCTGTTCCCGGACGCGCAGCCGATCTCCACGCTGATGTCGCAAGGCATCGGCGACCAAGACCTGAACCAGTGGATTCAACAGCAGACGGTACGGATTGCGGAGTACTTCTACGTCGTCTACGAACCGGTGAAACTGCGCCTGTACCCCGGCAACGTGACCGTCGAGGCGGGGTCGAAAGAGGACCGCGAGATCGCTGGCATGGGCCTCAAGCCGCTGCGCGAGCGCGTGGCGCAGGCGAAACGGGTCAAGTGGTGGAAGACTAACGGCTACGAGGTGCTGGAAGAGCAGGACTGGCCCGGCAAGTGGATCCCGGTCGTGCGCGTGGTCGGCAACGAATACGAGGTAGAAGGGCAGGTGTACATCAGCGGTCTGGTGCGCAACGCCAAGGACGCGCAGCGGATGTACAACTACTGGACCAGCCAGGAAGCCGAGATGCTGGCGTTGGCGCCCAAGGCGCCGTTCATCGGCTACGGCGGGCAGTTTGAGGGCTACGAGCACCAGTGGAAGACCGCCAACGTCACCAACTGGCCGTACCTGGAGGTCAACCCTGACGCCACGGACGGGCAGGGGGCTGTGCTGCCGCTGCCGCAACGCGCCGCGCCGCCGCTGCCGCAGACGGGGCTGATACAGGCCAAACTGGGCGCTGCCGACGACATCAAGGCCACCACGGGGCAGTACGACCCCAGCCTGGGGGCCACCAGCAACGAGCGCAGCGGCAAGGCCATCATGGCCCGCCAGCAGCAGACCGACACGGGCACGTACCACTTTGTGGACAACCTCGCCCGCGCGGTGCGCTACGTCACGCGGCAGATCGTGGACCTGATCCCGAAGATCTACGACACGCAGCGCATCGCCCGCATCATCGGCCTCGACGGCGAGACCAGCATGGCCAAGATCGACCCGTCGCAACCGCAGCCAGTCAAGAAGGTGGTGGATGAGCAAGGCGTGGTAATCGAGAAGATCTACAACCCCAGCGTCGGCAAGTACGACGTCGTGGTGACCACCGGCCCCAGCTACATGACCAAGCGTCAGGAAGCGATGGACGCCATGAGTCAGATCCTGCAAGGCAACCCGGCGCTGTGGCAGGTGGCGGGCGACCTGTTCGTCAAGAACATGGATTGGCCGGGGGCCGAGGAACTAGCTGAGCGGTTGCAGAAGATGATCGACCCCAAACTGCTGGCCGACGAGGAAGACCCCGCGCTGCAAGCCGCCAACCAGCAGATTCAGCAGATGGCCGAAGAGATGGAGCAACTCCACGGCATGCTCAAGCAGGTGGCAAACAGCATGGAAGTGCAGGAACTGCGCATCAAGGAGTACGATGCCGAGACCAAGCGTCTGAGCGTGGTGCAGGCGGGAATGACTCCCGAGCAGGTGCAGGAAATCGTCATGCTCACCCTGCGCGACACGATGGTGTCGCACGACATGATGCCCGTCGTGCCCGAGGCGTCGCCCGAGCAGATGGGGATGCTGGAGCAGCAGATGCTGGGTGGCGGTGAGATGGAGGCCGAAGCGCCTCAGGAGGCCGTAGAATGACCTGCGAAGTCTTCATGGGTGAGCTATTCCTCGCCCGCGACGTGGCGCACAGCGTCCACCTGAACACGCGCAGCTACGCCAAGCACAAGGCGCTGAACAAGTTCTACGAGGGCATCGTGGAGCTCGCAGACGCCTTCGCCGAGGCGTACCAAGGGCGCTACGGCCTCATCGGTCCCGTCGTGCGGCAGAACACCAAGAAGTCCAACAACATCGTGGACTTCCTGACCGACCAACTCAAGCGGCTGGAGGCTGGCCGCTACAAGGTCGTGCCGAAGGAAGACACGCCGCTACAGAACCAGATGGACGAGATCTTTGCGCTGTACCTCTCGACCCTCTACAAGCTCCGCTTTCTCGCGTAAGGACCAATCATGGCGACTTACAACAAGTTCCAACCGTGGGTCGAGTATCTAGTCGAAGGCGTCAACTGCGGCACGGATCAGTTTGTCGTGGCGCTGTCGAACACGCTTCCGGTCAACACCAACGCCACGCTCAGCCAGATCACCGAAATCAGCTACACCAACCTGTCGTCGCGCAACCTGACGACCGCGTCGTCGTCGCAGTCTGGCGGCACGTTTTCGCTGGACTTCAACGATCTAGTGTTGACGGCTTCCGGGTCTGTAGGACCGTTCCGCTATGTTGTGATCTACGACGACACGGTGACCGGCGACCCGCTGGTGGCGTGGTTCGACTACGGCAGCAGCATCACGATGGCTAACGGCGACACGTTTACCCTCACCTTCAACGCCTCTGGCCTGTTCACGGTGACCTAATGAGCCTGCATCGCAACCGCGTCCAGATGACGGTGACCGGCACGCCCGGCACTGGCACGATCACGCTCAACGCAGCGACCTCTGGCTATCAGTCGTTCGGCACCGCCTACAGCAGCGCAGACGCCACGGTAGACATCCTCATCACCGAAGGTACGTCGTGGGAGGTTGCTCGCAACTGCACCTACACGCACAGCGGCACGACGGTGACCCGAGGCACGTTTGAGGCGTCCAGCAGCGGCAGCGCGGTGTCGTTCACCAGTGCGGCGATTGTCAGCGTCATCGCCACGGCGGCGACCGGCAATAACTGGGGCTTGAATGAGGTGCAGTCCAACGCCGACGCAGCCGTCACGGGCGTTGTCGGCACGATGCACATCCTAGATATCGGACCATTCACCGCTGATCGTGACTTTACGCTGCCCGCCACCTGCGCCGTGGGTGACCGCGTTGGGGTGTTCATCAAGACGGGAGATCCCGACTACGAACTGCTGCTGAAACCTGCTTCCGGCGACACCATCAACGGCGGGTCTGCTGGTGCGGAATGGTCGCGGCTGTTCATCAGCAACGAGTGCGTGATTTTCCGGTGCATTGCGGCTAATTCCGATTGGATTGTGGAGTATGACGGGCGGATTCCGTGCCAAATGGTATTTCGCTTGACAACGCAAACCAACGCGACGGAGGGGGTAAATACATTTGTTGTCCCAACAGCTCGATCCGGTGTTTGGACTGCCAACAAAAACATTGGCGATGCAGGAAACACAGGTACAAGCCAGTTTGTTGCGCGGCGAGATGCAGTGGTTACTATTGGCGGATGGGGTTTTCCAATAAACAATTTGGCGGATGGACAATACTTTCAAATTAGAATCATTGACGGGACACCTACATCGTGGGCTGTAAATCAAAACTGGACTTCCGGCTCTGGTATCACCCAAATGGGTTTCTCCGGACTCGCGCCGAAACTAGTGGGTGAATATCTGGAATTTCAATACCGATCTAGCGCTGGCAGCAAAGGATTGGCTGCAGGGACGACTTTTTGCGTGGCGGAGGTGCTGTAATGAACGCTTATGCCACACTTAGTTTTATGGGTTTCGTTCTAGATGCGGATTTTGTTCTATCCGAATCAAACGGCGCCACGCATATTCAGTGGCTCTCCAACAAACCCCGCCCCACCGACGCCGAGATCGCCGCCGCCGCGCTGCCCGCAGCCAAAGCCGCCAAGAAGCAGCAGATCAAAGCCGCAACGCGGGCCCACATCCTCGCCCGCTATCCCGAGTGGCGGCAGGCCAACCTGACCGCCCGAGCGGTTGAACTGGTCAGCCTTGGTCAGACCACTGGCCCGGAGTGGGGCCAGATGCAAGCGATTTGGAACTGGATCAAAGCTACACGCGCTCGCAGCGACCTGCTGGAATCTGATGTGGACAACTGCACCACCGCCGAGGCGGTCGAGCAACTGACGATTGGCGGGTGGCCTGAGTGACATGGGCGGCAGCGCCGTGGGCTGAACTGCCGTGGGCGGGCCTGCCCGCTGCTGGCGGCACAGCCTACAGCCTGACGCTAGACGCTGGCAGTTACAGCGTCACAGGCAACGACCCGACGCTCACGTCGGCTCGCAACATCGCGCTAGACGCTGGTGCGTACAACGTCACGGGCAACGACGTAACGCTGGTGTACGCTGCGCCGGGTGCGTTTACCCTTGCGCTCGACACCGGCACGTACAACCTGACCGGCAACGATGTAACTTTTAGCTCTGCACTTAGTTTCCCTCTTGACACAGGGGTGTATACTCTATCCGGCCT